CTCTTTTCTTACCCAACATTTGAAATGTGGAATATTGCTTATTAGATATGACAATTAACACCTCCATCTTCTCCTTGCTTGTCTTAATCTTGAATTAGGGTTTTTGGCTGCTTTAGGAAACTTCTTCATTTGTCCTGCTGACCTAGCACAAAAACTCTTTCTTCTTTTAGCTCTTTTTCCTGTTGGGCTTTTTTCCGTTACAGCAGTTTTTAATTTACTGCCTGGATTCTGTCTTCTATATTTAGCAACACCTGCTGCTGTTAATCCTGCACCACTTTTGGTAGGTCGTTTATGACCTCCACCAATAGTCATGCCTTTCATTCCTTTACCTTTTATTTTTCTTTTTTTAGCCACATACTGCTCCATATCCTCTAAGTGCTGCTCCAACACCTTTTGGTTTAGTTTGTTGTCGTTTTTTTAATTTTTTATTTTGAATAATTTTAGGAATAAAACTTTTCTTTTTTCTATTTTTTAAACTTACTAATCCACCTGTATTACTTTTTTTAATTACACCTTCTTGAACTGCTCTATTATATAATTCTTTTTCTTGTGGGCTTAAACTTTCAACTTCATCATCAAAACCTTCTCGAATTAATTTTTTATTACGTTCTAATTTTTTAACAATTGTAACAAGATTAGCTGGACTTTTTTTAATATTAAAATGAGCAGGAGGTGCTTCAACAAGTTCTTCAGTGTCTATAGTTTCTCTTTGAATTCGTTTAGCATTTATTTCTTTTAAAACTTTATTAAGTTTTGCTGTAGATTTTTTTAATGCTGCTTGTTCTTTTTTAGTTGGTTTGGTTTTTTTTAATCCTAATTTAGTACTCATTAAATCTTTAAGAATATCTAAATATTCTTTTTGTTTAATTGTATCTTTATAAAGTTCAGGATTTTTTAAAAATTCATTTAGTGCATTAAAAACAGGAGCTTTAACTTCTGGTGGACCTGTTAAAAGTTCTGTATATTCTTTTACATTTAAAGGTTTAAAAGTTGTAAAAGGTGCTGTTAATTCTGTATCAGGTAATATTTCACCTTTTCTTGTTCGTATATTTCGTTCAACATTAGGTTTTTGTAAATCAAGTTGAGTAAAGTCAGGTCCTGTAACTCCTCGTCCTATATCTTTTTCTGTTGGTTGAAGAAATGCTGCTAACTCTGCATCAGATGCTTTTAACATTTTTTCTGGTGAAAAGAAAATAGACCTTTCAGCTTGATTTATGTTTTGCATTACAGAAGCTAATGCTGTTTGTTCTGCTATATCTTCAATTTGAAATTTACTATATTTTTCAGGATATAATATATTACCTTTTGTATCTCTTCTTAAAGGAGCATCAACAGATATTAAATTACCATCTGTATCATATGCTACTTTTTGTGGTGTTGTTTCTTTAAATTCTTTATTTTCTTGTCGTAATCTTCTTTTAGTATCTCTATATGTTCTTGTAGCTGCTTGAACTATTGCTTTATCTTCTGTAGATAATTTACTATAAGCTTTTTTATCATCTGCTTTAATATATTTTCCTAATAATTGTTTTATATCTGGTCCACCTCGAGATGGTGTTAAAGCTGTAATGCCTGCTCCTGTTTCACTGAGGGCAGATGCCATTCCTTCGTCTGGTCTAGCTGGATTAAATACATTTTCATCATACATATCTTTAGCTTGAGGAGCATCTAAATCTGCAAGAACATCAGTAGCTGTTCCTTCTAATTCACTTACTCTTTCTTCTTCTTTTAATTTATCTTTACGTACACGTTGTATTTTTTGTAAATTTGGATTAAATCTAATTTCTTGAGGAGAAGCATAAGTTTGTCCTACATCATCAGCCATAATTCTTTGACCACCTAATATCTCAAAGAGTTCTTTAGTTTCTGCAGAAGTTCTTTTCTTTTTTTCACTTTTTGCAATAGCATTAATAACTAAATCTAGATAATCATCTTTTGTATAAGGTTTATTAATATCTCTTTTTATTTCACCTTTTTTAGTTTTAACAACATTTCCTTGTTTATCTACAACAGGTTGATAGCGACTAATTCCTATTTCTTTAGCTGTTTTTTCATTTACTTTATACTTAGGTTTAGTTAACATACTATCTAATACTTTATATAAAGGAGCTAATACTTTAGATTTTTCTGTTGGTTGTGAAGGAGGTAATGCATCAAATGCTTCTTTTTCTGCTGGAGTTCCTACTTCTTTTAAATATCGTTGTACTTTAGGTAAAGCATCTACTCCTTGTTTATTTGCATCAACAATATTTTTAAAAGTTGAACTTGATAAAAGATTTGAAAATTCATCTTTAAGAGCAAATCCTCCAACAACTTGATTCCAATTTTTTGGATTATCTGTTGAAAAAGCAACATATTTTTTTTCTTTAATAACATTACCTTTTTTATCTTTTAATACTTTACCACTTTTATTTGTTTTAGCTACAAGTTTTGTTTCTCCTTGTTTTCTATTAGCTAAATCTTTAAGCATATCACCAATTCTTGTTCTTAATTTTCTTGCTTCTTTATCTTCTTTACCTTGTTGAATTTGATTTATATCACGTACTAATGTTAATAATCCATCTTTTTTATCAAAAACCATTTCTGAAAATTCTTTTCTATCAAGCTCTTCTCCTCCCATACTTCTTTGTTCCCCTTTTACAGTTCTAACTGTTTTACCTTTAGGAACTAAAATACCTAACTTTTCATCAAACATCAAAGAGTCTTCTTCTATCATATCTGCTCTTTTAACAAATTCACCTGTTCCTTTCAAAGGAGCACCAGGTAAATCTTTTGCTTTTACATATGTAGTTCTACCTGTACCTACTCCACCAATTTGACTTGGTTCGCCAAATTCATCTTGTACCCTTATACGAGAACTAATATCATCTGCACCACTTACTAGTGAAAAAGGACCTGTTGATTTTGGTGGGTCTTTTAATTGAGCAACACCAGGTCTAACAACACTTTCTACAGTCTCAGGACCCATAGTATCTCCAAACATTATAGGTCCTTTATTATCTCCGATACGAGCTATTTCTGTAGGTTTAGTATAAATATCTTTTTTAAGTGGAATTAATTCTTGAGTTTGAGGTACTCGATATAAAGGACCTTCTTCTTCAACTATTCTTTTAATTTTTAAAGGCGTAAGGTTGCCTTCTTCAGCTTGTTTTATTACAGCATTCTTAGCTAACTTATCTATTTCTTTTTGTGAAGCTCCTGGTCTCATACTTTTATACATTGCTTTATATTCTTTAAAGACATTATTCATATCTTTTCTTCTTGTACCAGACATCTCTTGAGCTTTTTTAGAAATACTTTTAGCTGTATAATTAGCAGGTTCTTTTCCAAAATCATCCAGTTTTTTAATTACAGGGTCATTGGGTGAAACCTGTGCTAACTTTGCTAAATATCTTGATAAGGCTACTGTATTAAATTTCATTATTTTTTCTTTTTCTTTTTATTCTTTTTTTTATTTTTTTTATTTTGTAATCTTTTAGTTAATTGCATTTTAATATTTGACCTACCTATTGTCATTATCTAGATACTCTTCCATAACCTTTTAATGCTGCTCCTACACCTCTAGGTTTTTTCATTTTCTTTTTTTTCTTTTTAGTTTTTACTATACCACCTTGAGCATAGTCTACTCCTTTTTCTCCAAACATTTCATCTATCGTTATTAAATTTCCATCATAATCTTCAACCATTAATTCATCTAGTGGAACTTCACTTGTTATGTCTTTTATTTTAGGTTTTTTCCATGTTTTCTTTTTACTCATAATTAATTACTCCCTTTAACTAAAACATTAGGACCACCACTAGGATTAGCTGCAGTTTCCATATTATCTTGTCTTGACCTTCTTGCTTGATTACGTAAACCTTCTACTGCATTTACATAGTCACCTTGATATAGTTGTAAATCTTCTGAACTTTTATTAAATCTTGCTGCTTCCATCATACATGCATAAAATAATGCATCATAACAAAACTCACTAAAGTAATTAGATGTAGTTACACTTACACCTGTTGCACTAGCTAAACCTAAAGGTCTACGTACATAAGATATTTCTCCTGATAAAGCAGATGCAGGAGTAGGTACTACATAAATAGCTGTTTGTGTTTTTCGTGAATAATACCTAGGAGTACCTGTAGATGCACTTGCATGAGGAAAGTAATCTATAGCATACTCATAAGGTCGTTGTAGAAGAGTTGTTATATTAGAAGATGCACTTGTTTTATAATTTACACTTCTTACTATTCTTGTATCAGCTGGTAAGCTAACGACAGGATTAGAAGCTGTAAAAGAAAAAGAGCTAAACTCAGTTAGCCCTACATCATCTAAATCTTTTGTTAAACGTATTTCAGCTTTTTCAACTAAGTAAGGAATTTGATTTTCAAATTCTACTGAATCGTTTTCTGTTGTATTGATTATATCTGTTTTAAGATATGCATAATTAGGCACTATATTATCCTAAAAATAAAGTGCATGAACTACCATCAGAAGGCATAGATACACTTACTGATGCAGTAAATTTTATACCTTGGTCACCTATATAAATATCTGCCATGCTACTTGCAGGTACTGAAAATTTTATTCTGTCGCCTCCTGTAGCATCTTTTAATGCAAAAGTACCTGTAGCAGTAACTGCTGTTGCATGAATAGCTACAACTCTAGTAACGTCTGTTGTTGTAACAATAACTCCATTAGTAGCACCAGTAAAAAATTTTGATGTTATATTATTAGCCATATTAAATCCTTAGTATTAGGGAGGATAACTAAATACCCTCCCTAAGTTATTAATGCTTACGCACCTGCGTTACCAAACCAACTTCTCCAATCAGAAACACCAAAAGAATATCTTTCTCTTGCTTTGAATCTGAGATTGCCAGTATCGAAATCAGGCTCCATCTTAGTTTGTAGAGGAGTTCTATTAAACATTTTAGTACCATTAGGTATATCAGTTTTAATAAACCATGCATTAGTATCTGAAAATCTTCTGTTTACAAAGATACCACCTGGTAATACTCCCATACTTCTAACAGCGTTTATATCATTAACATTGGTAGCACCATTAGCTGCTGTAGTCGGATTGACTCCAATAGTTGTTGAATAATCACTACCTAAGATTTGATTAGCAGTAAAAATTAAATCAGTAGGAACATGAAGTGATACTGATTGAGCACCAATTAAGATACCTCTATCATCTTCTTGTTTCTGAATTTGTATTACTGCAGTCTCAATAGCTGCTTCAGATAAAGCTGCATCAGTAGCAGTATTAGTTTGCGTACCTGCTGATATAGTTGGGTGACTTGAACTAAAGAATGGTTGTCCATCACCTATTGCATCAGCTGCTGCTGTACTAAAACCATTATTATAGATTTTAGCAGCCTTTACCTGTTTTGTGTTTGCCATTGCTCTAGCTAAACCTTTTGCTCTTAATTTAGCAAAAGTATCATAAAGGTTGTCCTCCATTGCTTCTTCGGTAACTGCAAAAGCTAAAGCTATAGTCTCGTTGTCATAACGAGCTGTATAACTTTCTTGTGCGTTATCATAAGAAATGGATTCACCTTCACCTTTAGTAGGTGCAGTGCCAAACCCTGTAAATAGAACTTCTTCTTCAAAAGCTCTATCTGAGTTTTCTATTTCAAAAAGAGGTGCATGTTCGTCAGCTACCTCACCATACTCCGTACCAAAAACTGCATTTAATCCTGGTAGGAGTTCTTTAGCAATACTTGCTCTATTTATAGCCATATATTATTCTCCTTTAAATTATGCAGTTGACGCAGTAGCAGTGACATATCTGTCTCTATGCGTGTTTAAAAATACTTCAACGATTGGATAAGCATCAGAATCATCATTCTCTTCTCCATCTCTTTTCTTGCCAATGACTCTTGCTGCTTGCTCGGTTTCACCACCAGAAGCTGCTAACAAGTAATAACTTGATTGCCCTGTGGTTGTGTCTCCAGAACTAGCAGTTGAACTAACAGTTACATTGTAATTTTTTTGTACCATTAATTCATTTGCTGAAAGTGACAATGAACATTGAATGTAATAAGTTTGGTTAGGGTCAGTTATTATAAAAAATTTAACATCTGAATAACCTTGAGCTGAAGTTCCTTGACCCCAATAACGAGCAAATTTTTGTTCGCCATTTTGAACATAAGAACATCCAGCAAATACTCCTGAAGGTTTTAAAGTCGCTGCGATAAAAGGTGAGATAGTTGCAAAGTTTGCACCAGGCAATACAACAGGGTCTCCAGAATATATGTTATTATTACATGCTCCACCTGAGGTAGGTGAAAATACTTCTGTGAAAGAACCAGTGTTGTAAGCTCCACCTTTTTTTCTAGCAGGAACAAAACCTTGGAACGCCTTTGAGTGTGCCATTATTTTCTCCTATTAAAAAATTGTAGAGAACTTACTCTTGAAATTTAGGAGTTCGTCCTCTGATTGTTTGAGTCTTACTTGAATTACTGATTGGCATCCTAGAATTATTAGTTCCCATAAGTTGAGAATTAACAGCTTCCATTAATTTGTCAGCTTTAGTTTTATAGTGTGCCTTTCTTGCGTCAATACGTCCAGTAGGTATTTTACCTAACGCCAAGTCTCCACGACAGACAGCTCCTTTGTATCGACCCTCATCCCTCACGATAGATGTTGTTCCCATCTCAGGTACTTCTTCACTATTGACAAACTGCCATCCCTCTTGCATCTTGCGTCCTATATGTGCATAATCTTCTTGACCTTTGATAGTTAGTCTTATCCATCCTAAAGATATGCCCTCGCTGGCGAAGCGTTCTTCAATCGCTTTTGGTATTTCAAGTTGATTCGGCTCTTCAAATGTATAGTCAGTTTCGGCTTTAATGTTGTTTTCTCTAAGTTGTGAACTACGTGTATTTGTTCGTGTTGTCATTATTTTCCTCCACGTTGCGTATTAATAGTTGTATACTCACCATCAGCTTGATTAGCTTTTAGTTTTTCTTGAGCATACTTATCAAGGGGTATATTCCATTTATTAGCTAGATTAACATCATCTTTAGATAATCTAACTTTTTTGGAAGGAGCAGAACGTGATGCTCCAGCTACCACCTGAGCAGGCTTTGACGTAACCTGCTGGCGATTATTCTCTTGCACTTCTTGAAACTTTGTAGGAAATGCATCTCGAATTCTTTTGTCAACTTCCTGATAAAATTCATCATCAGTTGTTTCATAACCTTCTGCTTTTAACTCAGCATCTATTGCTAAAGCTGCAGCAGTCATTACGTTATCTTTACCAAACCATTCATTCTTTAAAGACCATTCTTGTGCTTTAGGGTCTACTTGCTGTTGAACAGGTTGTTGTTGTGATGGTGCAGGCTGTGTTGGTGCTTGTTGCACGTTTTTATATCTTTCTTTTGTAACATGAACATTCTTTAAATCAACTTGTGCTTCATTAAGCATTTCTTGAGCTGATAAAAGTTTGTCTTGGTCACCTGCTTCATAAGCATTTTTATATGCTGTACGAGCCATTTGTAATTTATCAGTTAATTGTTTTTGTGTTACGTCTAAATTTCTTTGACTAACAGTAGAAAATTCTTGCTCTTTTTGTTGAACTAAATTTTTTAATTGTTCATTTTGTTGAACAAGTTGAGATATTTGGTCTTCTTTATCTTTTCTCTGTTTAATTAATTGTCTAATTCTTTTTTGAGCACCTTTAGTTTCAATACCTTCTAGTTCTTTTTCTTTAGGTTTTTCTACTTCAGGTTCTACAGAAGAAGGAGCAGCATCATCTTTTTCTACTTCTACTTCTATTTTTTCTTCTTCTTCTTTTTGAGGAGTTTCTACTTTCTCCCAGTTTTCTTCTTTTGTCATTACTACCTCCGTTGTTTACGAGACAAACGTATTTACGTTTAAAATAATTATAGCATAAAAATTTTATTTATAGAAATCTAAACTGAAGCAGCAGACAAATTAAATGTTGGGTCCAGTGTTTTAGGGCTTTCTACTTTCATTATAATTTGGTCATCATATAATAAAATATATCGTATACCTTTATATTTTATCTTTTGACCTGCATGTTTTCCATAACAGACATAGTCATTAACTTGACACCAAGGTCCTTTTTGAAACTTTTCCATATCATGATAAGCTAAATCTCCTATAGCTACTACTTGACCTACTGTAGTAAGATATGCCATATCTTCTTTAGTAGAATCTGGCAATAAAATTCCACCCTTTGTTTTTGATTTAATACTAACAGGTCGCACTAAAACATGATAACCTGGTAATTCTGGTAAAACATCTGGATTAGGTACTTCTTCTTGTGTAATCCATGTATCATTCTTAATTGATTTACCTACTTGAACTTGTTGCATATTACTCCTCTTCTGTATTATTACGTTTTTTTATAGTTTCAATAAATTGGGTTCGTGCCCATTCAATACCAGTAATAGTTCCTACAATTTGCTTATAGCTTTCATAAGAATCTGCACTACCATCTGCTAAGGAATTCTTTAAGTTTTGAATTTCATCAGCATATCTTTTGATAATTTCATCAAAAATATCCATTAAGATTTACTAGACATTTTTTCTAAAAGCTCTGCAGCTTTCATTTTTTCATTACTTGCAATTTTATCTTGCTCTGTTTCTTGTTTCTTTTCTTCAATAGACATATTCATTAATGCTTCTAATGCTTTTATTTGTTGTTTACTTAATCTATCTGCTTGAGCCTTTTGTTCTTTAAATTGTTTTGTTTGTTGCTGGTCAGCTACTTTTAACATTATTTCACTTTGTTCCATTTCAAGTTTCTGTGCATCTAATATTGCTTTTGCATTATCTTGAGCAGCTTTTAATTGTAACTTCTGTTGTTCTAACTGTACTTTTAATTTTTCTAATTCTACCATTTGTTGCTCTGGAGATTCTACTTTACCCATTGCCATGTTTGCATTTGTTACTTCTTGTGCAGCTTCTGCCATAGCACCTTGTACTACTGCAGGATTCTGTGCATCTTGTGGCGAAACATTTTGTTGTAGCTTCTGTTGTGTTAAACCATTAATTTGTTCTTGATATTTCATTACAGAATGTTCTTGTATATTAGCAGCTAAGATAGGTTGTATCTTTGCCATAATAGGATTAGCTCCATTCTGAGGGTCTTGTAAGTATGCCATCTTTACTTTTACATGAGCATCATGGTCTTGTCCTGCAAATGCTGCAATAGGAATTCCTTTTGAAGCTGCCATAATATCTGATACTGGGTCCATCTCTTGTGGTTCTACTTTTGGTGGTAAAATTTCATCTATGTTAGGCAGATTACTTGCATGTAATATTGTTCTATTTAATGCTTCTAAGTTAAACATTCCTGGTGGTGATTGCTGTGCCATTTGTAAAGCCATCTGTGCTAACATTAATCTATGTGCATTAGAAGGAATGTTAGGGTCGCTTACAGGAATAATATCTACTTTACCATCAAAGTCTGTTTTAAAAATATTTCTTTCTGCCATTGGAACATCATAAGGATATTCTTCTGGTAAATAATCATGGTCAATTTGAGCTAGAATTCTAAATTCATCTTTTTGTGATTTATGTAATCGTTTATGTATTGCACTAAAAAATTTACTTGAAGCTTCTAGTAATGCCATAGTAGTACCAACTGGTCCATAGTTAGAACCATCTGATATTACTTGTTCTGTACTATCAGCAAACTTTTGTCCTGCTGCAGTCATAAATCCTAACATTTGATATAGTGTATTAGAAGGTTCTTTATAAGGTAATGGCACAATAGCTTTAGATAAATCTGTACCTAGTGCTTCTATTTCTTTAAACTCACCTGGAGCTATAGGTTCATTATCACCTACCATACGAACTCCTTTTGCTTTAAAGCCACCTGGTAGGTTAGCAAATTGTCCTGCATCTACTAAACTTCTCATAGCTGCAGTTGCAGTCATTGTTATATTTCCTAAGAAATGCATTAGCCCTAAACCATAGAAACTAAATCCTGGTACAAAACGATAATGAACAAAATGTAATTTTTTAGTTTTTGTTGTATCGTTAGGTTTCCAATTTCTTCTTATACTTAAAACTTTTCTTGACTGTTCTTCTATTGTTACAATGTATGGACAAGCTTCTCCATCTTCACTTTCTGAATCTTTTATATCTAAATAACAATGCTGTTCTAATAAAACATATTGTGGGTCAATATCTGAACTAGGAGATAATCCTAGAATTGTATCCATTTTTTCTGCTAATGTAGTTTGTATTGGACTTGTTGGGTCTGGTAATTCTAAATCTAAATAAACTTCATTACGAATTTCTTTTGCTAAATCAATAGGGTTACGATATATTAAATGTGTATATCGTTCTGCTTTACTTAAATTACTTGCATAATAAGAAACATAAAACTGGTCTATAGGTACAAACTCTGATACAGGACGCTTTAAAGTTTCATCATAATATATTTTTTTAAATGCTGAACCTAATAAAGGTAAATGAAAAAGCATTCTTTCAAACTCATCAAAGTATTCAGGCATTTGTTCTGTTACCTGATAGTTCATAAAGTCTTGTACTCTTGTAGCTTGTATTTCTTTTTCAGGAGTTACTTTACCAAGTATCTGAGTTTTAACTGGTCCTTTAGATGGAAATAATTCTTGTGATGCTTTTGATTGAAACTTTACAGCAGATTCTATAAGGAGAGGATGAACTGCTGTACATGCACCTTCAAATGGTTCTGTTGTATCTTGTATCTTTAATCCTAATAAATCAAATCCTCTTTCAAACATAGATTCCCATTCAGCTC